GCAGTCGGTATTGGGACTGTCAAACCCCGTAGTCAGGACACCGACTGAAACGAGCGCGGTCAATCGGCATGCCCGGAATTCGTGAATGAAATGCTCACGGTCGCGGGCGCTAGTATCCCCCGCCACCACAGCGGCGCTAATCCCACGGGTCTGCAAATTCGCGGCGGTAAAGCGGGCCGAATCAACGCCGGAACAGAATACAAGCCAGTGTTTACGGTCATCCGCCAAAGCCAGCGGAATCGCTTCATCGAGAATGGCGTCAATGACTTCGCTTTGTTCCATGATCGCATTCAGTTGATCGGCTTTGTAATCGCCATTTTCGATTTTGATTCCCTTGAGATTGACGCGGTACTCTGTGGGTTGCGGCCATAATGCGGACAGATAATCTTGATTGATGAGCTTTACGATGTCATGAGAGAGGTCATAGACGATGTCGGTAAACAGCCGATCATCGCCCACAGTGAGACTCTGATAACCGCCAGTCATGGTCTTGGTTCCGGGGACATGGCGGTACGGCGTGGCGGTCAAGCCGATCAAGCGCAGGTACGGATTCATCGCCGTGAGGTCGCGAATGAAGCGCCGATACGTACCGGATTGCGTCAACGGGACGCGGTGCGCTTCATCGATGAACACCAATTCAACAGGTCGGGTTTCGGAAGCGAGCGACTTGGCTTTGTTGTGAACGGACTGAATCCCGCAAAAGAGAATGGATGATTCCGTATCCGCTTGTTTGAGTCCGGCGCTGTAAATCCCCATCGGCGCGTCGGGCCACACGCGCAGCAACTTGTCGGCATTTTGCTGGATGAGTTCTTTGACGTGGGTCAGCATCATCACGCGGGCGGTCGGATAAGTGTCGAGTATCCGCTGAATCAGCGCGGCAATAATCAGGCTCTTGCCTGTGCCTGTTGGCGCTACGATCAACGGATGGCCGGGCGCGCCGGATTCAAAGTAAGCGAATACGGCGTTCACTGCGTCGGTTTGATAATCACGAAGCTGCATGGAGAGTCACCCGTTCCGCCAGCGCCATAAACGCGCCATCGGCTTGTTCAATCACTGCTCGCAAAGCCTGGCAGCGCCGATCATCGCCCTCCCAAACTGCCGACAGCTTCTTGACGGCGGGCGGCATTCTGGCCCAATCCGATTCATCGAGTTTTCCGGTGATGAGGTCGCTGTATTCCACGGTCATTTCCATCGCCAGCGTTGCCCGCACATCATCCTCCATCGGGATTTCCGCCGACGCTTTCGTGGTTTTTGCGGCCCGGTCCTTATCGCGCATGGATTGGCTGGAGACGCAGCCGATCCCGTTCTTAAATTCAATCGCCGGGTCGGCTTTCATGCGAAACGTAATGACGCCGGTCTTGATATCCGCGCCAATGGCCTCGGCATGATTCGCCAGGAGGTCGGGATGAAAGGCGTGGGACGGACAGCCGGGCTGATCGGGCGCGCTGATTTCCGGGCGGGACATTTCGCACGTCCAAGGCTGTGCATCGTCTAGCCGGGCTGTGCTGTGAGCGCATGTCCGGCAGTTGACTTCCGGGATCGCCGTGCCATGACAGAGCGCCTGGTGGTCACAACATTTGCAAATGAAATAGGCGGGGTCATCGCGCAATTTGAGCGGCGGGCGTTCCGCCGTGATGATGGCCTTGGCGCGGACGATGTAGCGGCTAGCGACTTTCGGCTGGTAATTGGTACGGCAACTCACGATGTCACGAACGCCGGGTGTAGCAACCGTCAGGTAGTGGCGGGTCAGACTCAGGTAATGCATGTACATCTGGGCCTGGGCAAAGTAGACCTCATCCCACAGTTCTAAAGCCGCTTTCTCTCCTTTTTCGAGTTTCAACTTTTCCAGCTTGCGGACTTTCGCCTCGTTGCAGACTTTCGCCTCCCAGACATGCGGGGTTTTCGGCGCTTGCAAAATGCCCTGAATAATGCCGTCGAGGTTGCCGCGAAAGTGGCCGGACAGCGCGGAAACCGATCTGCTGGCCGGGTTGTTCCGGGTCTTCCGTCCACAACTGGATACCGGGAACCGTGCGCAGCAGGTCAATCAATACCCGCTCACCCCGATGGCCGTCGTTAATCCGACGCAGGCCGGACGCGGGGATGGCGCGGACTGTGGCCCAGCGAAAGCCATACCACAAGGCGCGGTCGCACGGCTGGCCGATTTGCGACGCGCCCAGATACGGGCGGGGCGTGGAAACGGATGCAGCTTCCATCGCTGCATCCATCGCCGCCAGGGTCGGATCACCGGAAAAAGTGAGAGCGGCCATGGCGGTCTACTTAGAACGCAACATCATCATCAATCGGTTCCGCGACCGGCGCGGCGGGCGGCTTTTTCCACGGCGGCGTTCCGGCGGGAGCCGCTGGCGCAACGGGCGCGGCTGAACGTGGCGCAGCTTTGGGAGTAGTAACGGCAGCAGGGACGGTTTTGAACGCGGCGGCGGGGCTGGTCGTGCCGGTCGGTTGCCACTTCTTGATGTTGTTTTTTTCCGGCCATTCGCCCTTGGCGGGGACATAGCCGAGCGTCAGCACATGCGGAATGTCGTGCAGTTCCGCGCTGTCTTGGATCGTCATCTTGCCGCAGGCGCGGCAAATGGCACTCAAGTCCCGCTGACTGATTTCCACAGCTTGCGGGTTCGTCGAGCCAAGATTGAGATTGTGCCAAATCATCCGGCCTTTCTTGACTCCATCGAGGACTTGGTAAGTCAGTGCTAGATACTGGCCGCCGGCCTTGGATTGCTTGAATTCGCTGCTGATGATCGCGCAGGTGTAATCGCCGGCGGGGAGTGCGCTAAAGTCAGAAGGTTCGATGTCGTTCGCGTTGAAGTTGCCGAGGTAGGCCATGAGTGTTCTCCGAGTGATGAATGAGTGAGTTGGGTTGGGTTGAGGTTAAAATGGAACGGGCATGGCGTCGACAAACGCTTGCCAGTCCATCGGCAATGTGTCGGGTAGCGAGTAGCGATTCTTGGCGAGATAGGCCGGTTTTTCGCCGGTGTGCAGCAGCCGTTCGCCGCTGGCAATCGCCTTCTTGACGGACTTTTGCTGAGTGACAGCCTCACTCTTAACAAATGATTTCCAGTTCGCAAACAGCACAGCGTCAGACCATTCCTGAATCAATGCGCTCGAACGGTTTTGCAGCTTGGGTTGATACCGCTCATAGCTGTCACTGTCCGGCGGGTCGAAGCGCTTAATTTCGCAGTGAGCCAACAAAATAACGGTCATGCCTTTGCTGCGCAGGGCATTGAAGCCGTCCAGAATCAAGCGCCATTGTTCGGCGCAAAGCAGCGCGCCTTTGCCGTAAGCGAGTTCTTTTTCGTTGTGCGTAGCGTCCACTGACTGAATAATGAGGTTATCCAGCCAGTCAGCGGAATCCAAAACCGCAGTACGAAAGTCGTGCTTTTCGTTGTACAGCACGCCGATGGCGTCATGGACCTCCTGAACATTGCCGGCCAGCGGAAACGCCGGAGTTTCCAACAGCCCTAATCCGTCTTCCGTCTGGATAAAAATCGGGTTCGGCGCTTGTGCGGCAAAGGTGGTTTTGCCGACACCGTGCGGGCCGAATACCATCATGCGGGGCGGTTGCGACCGGGGGCCGCTGGTGATGGATTCCAAGTTAAAAGCCATTCTTAATCCTCCTTCTCAGGGGTGACGGTGACGGAAACGGCGGCAGGTTTCACGGTCAACGCTTCCGCCAGGATTCGATAGATTTCCGGCTCGTTGTTCATGAGCCACTTGACGCCCGTTTCGGAAAGCACGGTTTTGGTTTCAATCGGCCATAAGTCGGGATGAATCCGCTCTTTGACGGTTTCCCACTGCTTCCAATCCATCGAGCGAGTGACCGGAACCTTAACCGCCACCTTCCATCCATCGGCGTTATAGGTCTTGCTGTTTTCGCTAACGTGGTGCAGCAATTCCGCGATTTGCATTCCCAAAGCCCGGCGCTTTTCAACCGCCTTCGCTTCAATCTCTTTGGCGGCATAATACTGGGCCGCCAGCATTTCCAGAGTCAGGGCGCTCATAAGATTTTCCCCAGAGCAATACCGGCCAGCAGGGCGCTGATCACCATCAGCAATGGGAGATAGGCATTGGCCGTGCGGGCAAGGGTGTGTAGCGGTGGATGTGGATGCGTCGGCGGCGCGTAATCCGTGGGTTGTTCAATCGGGAGCGGCCTGATCAGCAGTTCGTCGATCTTTTTGTCCATCGGGGACTTTTCGGCGGCGGGATGCGTCCCGGTACGCGGGCCGGATGAGGGCAACGGGCCGCTGATGCGGTCAATCACTTCCATGACGTTCAGCGCGGCGGCGTGGGCAGCGGCGTGGGCGCGCTCGTTTTCTTCCCGCCGGATGCGCGCCAATTCTCGGGCGCTGGTCACGGATGAGGCAAGGACGGTTTGATTCATGGCGATCACCCCACCATCAAGCAGCCGTCAATGCGGCTGCTGTAGACCGTGGGCGCGCCCGCTTCGGCGCTGCTCATCACGTCCAGGTACTTCCACACCCACAACCAATCAAGGTACAGGTTCATCTTCACTCTCCTGAAAAAAGGGCCGGGACAGTCGTCGGGACAGTGCCTGCCCGGCCAAAACCACCTCTGAGGAACTCCCCGACGCCGATCCCCAGGCTAGGGGTCTGTCGACGTTCGCCCTGGGATGGGCGGCGGGTTGCTAGTATTAAAGTACTAAATCCGGGCGCGGTCAAGTATAAAAATACTTGGATTGAAGAAAAAAATTCCAGAGGAGGGGTACGGCGGGGTTAGTGGCGAACCTTGGATTCCAGTTCGCCAATCTGATCCATGCCCCTAACAATAAAAGAACCGTCTAGTATTTCGGGGTTGCAACTCAAGTATTTTAGTACTAGGCTAGAGGGCATGATGAATACTCCACTGCTAGACCAAATGAAAACACGGATGAACGCTGTCAAGGGACAGTGGCCTGCCATCTGCGCTCAGGCCGGGGTTGAGTACGTCTGGCTGTTCAAGGTTATGCAGGGCCGCATCAAAGACCCCGGTGTGGCTCGGGTGGAACGGGTCATGGCGGCGCTGGATCGGCACGCGCAACCCGACCACCACCGTCGCGTCACGGATCAGAAGGCCGCCTGACCATGCGCTCTTCCCGTGATCACGAGGTCCGTGCCTATTTCCGTGGCGACGATTACGCCCGCGTCGTGAAGTGGGCGGACGTGCAAGACCGCTCCATCAGCAACTTCGTGGAACACGCCGTGCGTCGTTACTTGGAGCTGCTTGAAGATCAAGATACGGCCCGGCGACTGCGCGAGGCCATTCCCACGTTTCGCCGTTCTTCGGATGAAATCGGATGAAAATCGGCCTGTTCCTGCTGGGACTCTTCACTGGTGCGGGCCTCGGCTTTGCCGTGGCCGCCTGGGCGCTCTATGAACCCGTCCACCCCCGCCCGGCGAAGTATGCCTTCACTCGCTCCGCCGGTCCCGTTGCGCCGTACACGATGGATGGAACACAAAAGCTGTTCCGCATCGAGTGCATCAGCGAATCCGAAAAAGATTGTCCGCAACCGCACATTGCCGTGGCGGCTACCCAAATCCCTGAACCCGGCACGCTCGGGTTGATGCTGGCGGGAATGGTGGCGATAGCCGGAGTACGACGCGCATGAAAAGGTCTCGCTGGGCCAGTGCCTTAAAACCCCAGCCGATGACGATGCTGACTAACTCCTCATGAGATCTTGCACGGCAGGCGTTATCCGGTTAGCCCACGAGACGGGCGATGCTTTTCCTCCCACCGCTATTGAGATCACCCGCATGAAAGGCTGCTTTGCTTGGACCACCGCTGACGAAGTGCGCTTCATTGAGAGACTGGGAACGCACTCGCTACACGGGCCGACGCTGGATTATCGGACGTGGGTGAAGCGGTACACGAAAACGCTTTCGTTGCGGAAGCAGTGGGATGCGATGGATCAGAACGCCGTCCGGCAAGCCGCGCGGGCGGCGTTGGCGTGAAGAGCAACAAAGGACAATTATCATGACCTCCCTCCTCGCCCTTCTCGAACTCATTGCCGTCATCGCCGGGTTCCAAGTGGGCTTGCCCGTTGTTTCATCGCGCCAATACGTGCGGGGTTTTTTCGTTCCGTCC